ATTTGGGATAGTTAGTCTAGCATCTTCGCCTACAACTAACCGTTACCAAAAACAGAAGTACGATAATAATATCTAAGAGCCGATTTGCTTCATAGACCACTTCAATAGAAGATTGAAGCGCCTCACAAATCAAAAATTGGCTCACTCTTTCAGAGGGAAAGAGTCAAAAATGCTTAACTTAATCTATCTCTCACAACATCTCGTACATGTTGCGAGGAGGTTCTGGATCGCGCCAGGAGCGGTATCGCCACCAGACTCGATCACAGAAATCCAAGATCTTATCTGCCATATTTTTCCTAAAAATAATGGCTAAAATTGCCAACAGTATACAGGTATATATCAAAATAGTATACCATACTGCAGCGTTGCATGGTCCAAACATATTCACACAAACGAGAATACTGGTCCGGGTTTTCCTTCCCAGACATGCAAATCTAACGTCTGCCATGACGGCGCCCGGAGTTGTTCTTTCTTTTCCGCCCAGGCTTTTGTCACGGTATCAACGTACCAAGCATAATATTCAGGCCCCTGTGAATATGCGAGCCTACACCCCATTTCTGAGTTCTCCAATGATCTTCGTCTTGGATCAACGTCTCTCCAGATCCAATTCGGGGTGTCTTCCAACGATGTAATTTCCAATGGTGCCAACCATTGACCTTCCCTTGTTGGATGTCTCAAGAAGCCTCTTTTCAAATATGTTGCTTCTTCAATATGGCACCATTCTCGGATATTTCCATCCTTAAGCGCATCTGTAAACTCTATGCGATACTCAGCGAAAAATTCAGAGATCGTACGGTTGTTAAACCATTCGATTATTTCTTCTTTCACTGATCCAATCAAGTCGTCACCGTTTGTAACCAACATGACGAACTTGTGGAAATAATACATATCCGCATAGTGTGGGGCATATTTCCTTGCCAAGGACAGATACGCCATCCGAATGTAAATGCTGTTGGGCATATCATTGGATCTGATAGTCCTAAAATTCCCACACGATTGGCCACTTGTACAATACCAGAGTAAATCTTTGGTAACGTAAGGACTATGAATGACCTCGTGTTTGATAACTTCGCGTATCATACGTCTGCGTTCTTTCTCTTCTGGGGTCGCAGATTCCCAGATGTCATACCACTCGATGTCCAAATCAAAAGTCTTCTCGAGAACTTGATGATCAAGACTTGGTCCAAAACCAGCATAATCGCCTGTTATCAAATATGGTGAGAAATTGACCAAATCGTTTGCGAGGCGTGACCATTCGGGCCCATCCACGTTGATGCCGATGGTATGCTCAAACCTGGAAGTGTTGTACGCAACTTCGACGTCCAGAAAATATTGACGTCCGGCGATGGTAAGGTCGATCGGTGACATTTCAAACACTCTTGTCTTACCGAGGATGCCCACTTTTTCTTTCTTGATACGGCCATCTTTCAAGCATGT